GCACTAATTTTTGAGGATCCAAAGGTGAGGTTTAACCCACGTCCAGGCTTGACTTGGTCGTTTGCCGGTGCAAAGTCAGCCCCAGCCAAACCCAGTACCACTCAAAAATTGCTTTTAAGGATCATGCAGGGTGGCTAATCATCACCAGGAGATCCCATGATTGGGTGCTCACCTCCGATTAACCGACCTAGTCCCACTTAAAAGCGCCGGAGTGCCCGACAAACAAAGCATGGCATACCCAGGCAGGATCGTCAACCTTTTTCATTCAACGCACAAATGACAGTGCAGATCAATGGCTCCAATTGCGAGTGTGGAACGTCATAGCGGCGGTTCACAGCAGCAATGGCACGGTCAATCGAGGCACGTCCTTTGGAGTAATGCTTTTGCTTGATCTCGGGTACAGCAGCAGGCTGGTTGGCTTCGCTCAGCACACGAGCCCTAAGCAACTCTTGACGCGGGATCCCACGTTGCATGGCTTCGACGTTCAAGGCATTGCGTTCAGCTTCCGTAAGCCGTACATCAACGCGGATCGGATAGGTGCGATTGCAATCAGGCATCAGAAATCAAAGGAGACAGTGGATTGAACCTCGACTGGTTCAGGTTGACAAGCACGAACATCTAAACCCCAGCGCAAATTGCTGATCGTCACCATGGGGTTGCCAATGCGTTCAACAGAGATGCTGTCGGGGTTAGATCCGTTGCGAACGATAAAGCCATTGGCCCATTCGTCACCCCTGCGAATCTCGACTCGGGTCTTTGGATCTATTGAATCCGAGGTTGGATCTTTTGTACCAGAAAGTAGTACGGCTGTTCCATCCTGAGTGTTAGATTTATTGGATATTAAGGATCTTTTGGGTAAAAGATCCAAAGATCCATTAGATCCAGCTTCTGAGCCCCCCAGGGACCACTCCATTGCAGCAGGGCTCGCCATCCAAAAGATCCTAGGTCTTGAGCCTGTTTCTTCTGTTCTAACTGGCACAGCCAAACCCTTTGCTTTCAACGATCGCAGCTCGCGTGAAACATGCCCCTTCTGCTTGTCCAGCTCCGTAGAAAGCTCCTCGGGAGACACATCCGCGTTTAGTCCCGTCCTTAACGTCAAATAATCAAAGACGGATGCGCGTACACCGCCTAACTCCATAATGCGCTGCCCAGCCCGTTCAACCTTTTGCGCTTCCTCAAGCCCGTCAAGGTAAGTCCAACCACCTTCTGGCATGTACTGCCCCATGACGCCGCCAGACTCGTTAGCGCCGCGACCCTTGCCAGCAAATCCCACGCGTTTGTCAATGCGGGCTAAACCGTCTTCCTCTTGTGCAACCCAGCGCATTAATACGCCCCAGCTAAACACCGAGCTAATGGAGCTGCTGCCTCGGTATTCTGTAATCCAGTCCCACGTTGTCGGACGTTTTACAGAATGATGAATGACAACCAATGTGGCCCCAGTCTTGCGTAACTGGCTGATCGCATTACGGATCGGTTGTGCATAACGCGAAGTGTTTTCTTCAATACCCGTTGGCTCCATCATTGAACTCAAGGAGTCAATAATCACAAGCGGGAATTGGTGCTTCTCAATCTCCTCACGCATCCGACGAATGCCGTCTTTGGTGAAGTTGTACTGCTCGCCAGTTTCCATGCTGCAAAAGAAATCAACTGAATCACTTTTCAGCGTCTGATCTTCTGCAACCAGACTTTCACGATGTAACAAATGCAGCCAGTCACCTTCGCTTTGGTCTGTGCCAAATACAAGGACAGGCATGCGCTCATTTGGCGTCGATAAATCACGCCCCAAGAACTGCGGCACACGATCGCGTAACGCTGCAATTAAACCGGTGGAGAACGATGACTTGCCAACCTTTGGCTGACCAATAATCACGTTGGATTCACCAAGCTTGATCATGCCGTCGAGCAAGAACACAGACTCGGTGGCTTGGAGTTGTTGCCCTGCTCTGTAAACCGTACCTTTGTGGAGCCGACGCTCTGCCGCGTCAAGATATGCCTTAAGTTCGGGATCGCGAGCGTCGTCGTCCACGCCTAGCTCGAAAGCTTTGTTTCGCATCAGGGGCATCCAATCCCGTTCCCTTTCCTCCTGGATCACCTTTTCGGCGTGGAGGGCTAGGCCCGTCAGTGCTTCCTGTAGTGGCGGCTTGTTCGTTGAGGGTTTTTCTGTAGAAGGCATCTTTTGCCAATGAAGGTGAAAAGTAGTTTTCGTCGGTGTAAACGCCAAGGCGTCTCAGCTCGCGAAAGGCTGTGAGTTCGTCGCTGGATTCGTAAGGGTGCTTCAAATCCCATGCGTCTAACGCTGCATCTGAGCGTTGCCGTTGCATGGTGGTGTACTTGCCGCACATCGCTTCTTCTTCGTCGTATTCCGACGGGAGCGAATACGGCACCCACTGCAGAAGGTCAAAGGCTCGCTCTTCTGCGTTGAGATCAGTCACGAGACAAAGGCTCAGGTTCTGATGCAATTGCTTTTTGAAGCAGCAGGTTGACCCAGCCGGTGCGGCTCACGCCTATAGGACGCTTGGCGTCAACTGCAGCAAGAACTCGCGGGTCTAGCCTGACGTGGCTTCCTGCGATTGGTTCTATATCGGGCATGGATTGGGGTTGCTTTGCTGGCAAATCATGCCCATAGTGGGCACAGATTGCAACCCCCAATGCTTGAGCCGATACCTGGCCTTCATTTTTTTGAAGAGCAGCACAGATATATGTACAACGGAGAATGGCTAGCCCACAACGTTTCAGACATTGTGGACATGGACATGACGCCGTTTAAGCGGAGCATGATTGCCAAATACAAAGACGGCGAGGATGGCTGGGCTGCCCGTGGCAAAACGATTCATGATTACGCCGAAGCATGGTTGAACGGCAATGAAGTTGAAGTCCCGGAAAAGTGGAAAGATTGGATTCAGGCGTTACGTGGCGAAAAGTTTTTTGAAGGCGCTGAGACACTGGCGACGGAATATCGCGTAGTTGATGAGGCCAAGAGCTGCGCTGGGTCGTTGGACTTTCTGCTGCGTAAAAACGGGACTATTTACGTTGGCGACCTCAAGACCGTGAGCAGCAAAAAAGCTGTGTCTGGGCGCAAATTTTGTGATGTCCAACTAGGTGCTTACGCGAGCATGCTGGCTTGCCAAGGCGTTTACGCAGAAATGGCCGTGATGGTTGTCGTCGGCCCGGAGAAAGTTAAGGTGATCGAGCAAAGCGTGGGTAACTGCCTTGAGGCGTGGTCAGACGCCTGGGGCAAGTTCCAAGCAAAACAACCACAGTTCTGATGGATTGCCCAAAGTGCGGATCGAAAACTCGTGTCACTACAACATGCCATGAGTTTTCAGATCATGTCCGTCGCTATCGCAAATGCACTGCCTGCCATCACAAATTTGTAACGCGACAAGGCTTTGAAGAAATCCAAGCGCCAGCCCCACGCCATAAGCAAGTTTTCCTGCCTGCCGACATTCTTGAAATGAGAAGCCTATGGCTGGAAGGCAGGTCGTCTCGGGAGGTTGCTGAAATCTTTGGTTGCACCACGTCTTGGGTGAACAAGGTCGTCAAGCGCAAGGTCTGGGTAAACGTCTGATTGACAGGTATGCCCAGGCATGCCAGACTGTTTAAGCAATCAAGACTCTAATGACTGTTAATGACTTAAGAGACCTTCCTCTTTTTAACTATACGACTGCTCCTCACAACCAAACTCAAACAAGCAGAAAGGCTGCTACATCTATCGAGGTACATGTAAACCGTTTATGCAAATTAGTTCTTGCAGAGATCAAAGCGTCAAAAAATGGTTTGACTTGCCAAGAAATCGAAGATTCTTTAGGCATGTCAAGCGCAACAGCTACTCCCAGAATTAATGAATTAGCCAATTGCCAGCCTCCTTGCATTGAAAAACAAAAAGACGAGAACGGCTTTTTTATAAAAAGAGCCAATCGTTCTGGAAGAAAAGCTTTTGTATGGTTTTCTATTGAATCATGATTCGCGCCCCTAGCAGCATCACCTTTTCAGTGCTTGGCACCCCAGTCCCTCAAGGCTCTGTCCGTGCTTACCAAAGCCGAGTCATTGCCAACAATGCTGAAGCTTTGGCTTCCTGGCGTAATGACGTTGCAGTTACTGCTCAACGTCATAAGCCTGCAGACTGGGACATCAAAGCTCCAGTTGAGTTGAAATGTGTCTTTGTTTTTCCTCGTCCCTTACATCACTTTGGGTCAGGCAAAAACAGCACGAAGCTCAAGCCATTGGCCCCTAAGTATCACGTCACAACGCCTGACTTGGACAAAGTCGTGCGGAGTATTTCTGACTCGATTTCTGATGCTGTAGCTCGTGTTTTGCTACACAACGACTCTCAAATCTGCTCAATTTATGCAACCAAACGCTATGCAACTGATGACTTCCTCGGAGCCCACATTACCGTTACAGCCCTTAGTTGAGGCTCTGGTCAACTTTCACAAAACTGTTCCGGCAATTAACAAAACAGCAACCGCTCAATATGGGAAGTTTGCTGATCTCGCTACGGTCCTTTCAACTGTTACTCCGCATCTAATCAAAAACGGGTTGGCTGTCTCGCAAGGTTTTGAGCCAAGCAGCCATGACAACAACCCTGTGCTTGTCACACAGTTGCTCCATGTCAGCGGTGGTCAACTCATCAGCCGTTTGCCCATGGTCGTCGGTGGCCGAGGGAAGAATCCATTGCACGACTTCGGTAGTAGCTGTTCCTACTCCCGGAGATATAGCCTATTGTCCATCCTCGGCCTCACGGCTGACATGGATGTTGATGGAGATTTTGCTGATCTTGCAGAACCTGCAACTGCCAAGCCTGCGGCAAAGGTTGAAGGCGTTGCCGACAAGGATCAGCCACTGTCAAAAGAAGATCGCGAATTGTGCCTTGGCTTGATTCAAGAGCTGTCTGCTGACAACCTTGCCCGGTTTTGCAAAGACTTTCGACGGGACTTTGGTCTCGCCAGTGATGCCAAAATCGCACCGGTTCTAACTGGGGTCAAGCATCAAAATTGGATGAACGAAAACCTCAAGAACTATGTCTAACGAAAAAACACCAGAACAAAAGCGTGACGCAAAACGCCGTCACCTTCATTTCCAGGTGCGGCTTGACCCTCTGTTAGCCGCCAATCTGCAGCATTACGCCGATGCCAATCACAACGGCGTACCTAATGCAGCAATCAAAACCATCCTCTCTCAATTCTTCAAAGGTATCGATCACAATGGCTGATTTTGTCCCCGCACTCACTCACCAAATCAAATGGTCTGTCGGTGAAAACCGTTTTGACACAGAAGGCAAGCAACCAAAACAGTTGTCCTTGTTTGTCACCAAACAGTCAATTCGTGAGCTTGCGTCTTACCTAACAAAACTGGCTGGCGAAACTGATCGCATCAAGCCCGGCAAGGTATGGGATTTTGCCAAGAAGGAAGAGGTTGAAGTCGAAGGCTTCTATCTCAATGGCAAAGGTCAAACCGGTCAATACGGTGATTTTGGCTCGATCAACCTGCAGCAGATTCCAAGCAAGACCAGCATTGATTTCTGATTAACTCAAGGGCACGGCTAACCACCGTGCCTATTCTTTTGACATGAAGCCAACCATTGAGCAGGTCGAAAAAGATGGCAAACTCATTTGGCGCGTAGAAGCCGCTGGCGTTGTTCGATACCACGAACAAGATTGGCAAGCCCAATGGCTTTACAGCTATCTAACACGTCTCTATAACTGCGATGAGACCAACTCTCAGTAACTGAGCTATGGCCCCTGTGAACATGAATTGGACGACACGTCCCCAAGATCAAATTGACGCAGCCAAGGCACGGGTCAGAGACACGCTGCACGAATCCAACCCAAAGTTAACCACGCTAGAAAAAGCTTTCAGAGCATCTGCACTCCGCCAGCGATCAAAGCATCCATCTCGGCGATGTGATTGACGGCTTGATTTAAGAGCTTGCTCTGGTGCCATTGTTGCCGCACCATCGCAGTGCATAGTTGAGTCATCGTATCGATGTCTCCGCAATCCTCAATTTCCCTAATACTGCGCTCTAGGGTTAGTTCTTCTTCAAGACTCTGTTTAACGATCATCCATTTGAACGGATCGTAAGGCTCGCTTTTCGGAAGCATAAGGCTCCTCCGTCTTGAACCGTATGTAATCACCTATAGCGGGGAACAACCAGTCCTGCACTGGTAAACATGCTTCCCAGTTCAACGGATGCACACAGTTCATCACGACTGTTGTCCAAAACGCCGTGATGTAGCCCCAGTTCATCGATCAACAAATATGGCCCAGCCGCTTGCTTCTCCTTCTATAGACCAACGTTGATAGAAAGTCGGACGCGACATCTTGATCAGTTCACCTGATTTCTTGGGGTTATGACCGCCAGTTTCCATGTATGGCATGCCCATTGGATCCATGGCAATGAAATCATCTTTGTCGTAACCAACAATTACGCTCCAATGGCCACAGCCTTCGCTGTCGCACACTGCTGGTTGGCCTTTACTGAGATCACCTCTATGTAGCCAACCAACCAAGATCGGTCTGCCAGCATCGATTTCAATCTCAATGTCTTCAACTCTTACGTTTTTGCGAAACTGAGCATCTAGTCCAAGTGATCGCAACGCAGAAACTTGAGCGTGAACTTCTGTCGTGTCGCCAAACTTACGTCGCACCTGCCGATAAGCGTCTTGGCTTTTTACAACACCATGGTGAAATCCAACAACCATTGCAGCTGCTGCATCAAAGCATTCCCGGTAGCCATAGCCGGTAAGACTATCTAGCTGGCTGTAATACGGAACGCCGTAAACCTCTTGGTGGATGCCACTGGTCTTCCAGGTCTGGAACCATTCCGCTTCTTCATCAAGCAATGCTGGATCGGTTATCGAGTCCTCTAACTGCTTGATCGCTGCCATCTGGTGCGGTGTTTCCCGAAACCACTTGAAGAAAGGCAGCAAACTCAAAGACACAACGCTCGACAGCAAAACTACTTGGATAATGCCGGAGAACATGGTTGCTGCCTAGCTGCAAAACCAGTCATAAACATTGCGCCGCTACTGAGCACGACAATCAGAACGCTGATCACGACAGCTAACACGGATGGCATGAAACTACTTCTCTACCCTTTCGGCTGGGAAAAGCAAACTCTTCAAATACGTGCAGGCCACATCGTCCAGCTCGTTATCAGTCTGCTCGCTGAGTTTGACCAGACAGTCAAGTAGTAGCTGTTTTACAGCCTTTGATTTGATGAATCCAAACAGAATTGGCTTTAGTAGTAAAACCATGGGATCACTGTGTGTGCAAAAAGTCTAATTCCTATTGGCGTGTCCTTCCAGTCGTGCGACATTTTGCTCTAGATCTGAGATTCGAGAGAATAACTCCTGATCTCTAACCCTCAGATCAGCGTGGAGCACATCCATCCGTGACGCTAAATTATCGACAGCTGAGGTCAAACGCACCAGAGAATCCCTCCCATGCTGGCTTTCGCGGCTGGCTCCTTTGATGCCAGAAGCTGCTACGCCTATTGACGCCCCAGCAACGGCAGCCCAGATTTCAACCACCATTCGACCAATAGCGTTGCTTCATCATGGCAGATTCAGTCACCGAAGAAAACGAAAAGGAAAAAGTCTCCATTGCTGACCTTGTTAAGTGCATGGTGTTGCTGTGGAGCGCCACGCTACTCACCGTTTCCTATTTGGGAATTTTCCCTCAAATGAAGATGGACAATACTTTTGTCGCATCGCTGCTGACAGGATCAATGGCTTCGTTCGGTATTGAGCGGAAGGCCAATGGCAATGGCAAGAAAAAAGAAGACCCTACAATCAAGTCAGAAACCACTACGTCGAAGCCAAAATGAGGCGTTTTCTCTTTGTATCCTGCTTAACGTTTTTTGCGGTAAGTCCTGCTTCGGCAGACATTACGCACGCTATTAAGTCTTCAATTTCGCTAACTGTTGATGGAGCGGGATCAATCTCAACGCGCCAACCCAGCTCACTTGCAGTATCTGGCTCTAACGTCACTCTGGGTACTGCTCCTGCTTTGGGGACACTTACTTCCGGCACCGCTCTTGGTTACACTCCTGGTGTTTACAGTGTTACTACTGCTGGTGACAGCTTTTCGTATTCAGAGTCATACATAGAAGGTGATGACGTTCCAGCCGTGCTTTCAACAACTGTTACTGGTGGCCTAGTCCCTGCCTTGCCAATTTTTGGGAATACGACAACAACAGCAGGCGGAGTAGCTGGCACTTTAGCTGGAACGATTGCGACCGATGGGGCATTATCAATCACCGCTGGCGGTGCTGGTACCACAGCAATTGGACAAGTAGTCCAAGAGCTAACTATTAGATGAAAATATTGCTGTTGTTGCTTTTGGCTGTTCCAGCGGCACATGCGTATCCTGTGGTGCCAAATTTCAAACAAGGTACTCTTACGTCCCACACAGAAACCACAAGCAAGGTCACTGAAACAATCGTCAGCGAGGACTTTGCTACCGGTTATGAATACAGTACAAGTGGCAATAACATCCAACCTGATGGTCCGATCAACCCTATTGCCAACACCACGATTAACGGATGGACTTCTTTAGGGCAAGGACCAAACTGGTCAGTCGTCAATCAGGGAGAGCCGTTTCAGTTTGTTCAGACTCTTCACGGCCCAGGATTAAAAAATCGGACGACCGTGCAGCGTTTAAGCGAGGTTACAAGCATCACGGATACAGTCTCTACCTTCTCGGAATAATCCTTTGCGCTCCTGTTAACGCAAACGATATTGGTGGCATATCTGCAACCGCATCTCCAACTGCCACATCGTCTGGATCAGTAAGTAACCAGGCTGTGCAAATAATGCAAGGGACAGCAATAACTAATACCTATGGCGGCAACATTCAATGCCAAGGTCCAACTCTGACTGTTACGCCATATCTCAACCGCACCAGATCATGGAATTTGCCGTACGAGTACTCGTATCAAGACCCTGTATATGATCTAAGTGATTTAGACGATGACGGAAAATTAGATAATCCAGGGGATGTTTTATTCTTCAAGGACACAAGAACAGGGCAGAAAGATAACCACAATTGGAACGTTGGGCTGTCAATACAAGCCACAATTCCGCTTGATGGTGGACTGCAAGAACGCTGCAAAGCAGCAGTAGATACGCAGCTTCAATTACAACAGCAGGCCCTAGCTAATCGAAGATTAGATTTTGAGGTCTCAAGGCTCAAGCATTGCGGCGAGCTAATGCTCAAGGGGATTCGCTTTGCGCCTAGGTCGCCTTATGCAAAAGTCTGTGCTGACGTAAGAATCAACTATCCAACGCCCCACACACATCCTATTTCCGTCGTGCCCGCTGCAGCTTCCTCCGCTGCCAAGAAGACTCAACCTTGACCTGACGACCCAAGGCTTTTTGGATCTTGACCATCACCTTCTTGACGATTGGCTTGATCAACTTCAGCAGGAATGGTGTTGCCAAAGCAGCTGACACACCAATCACAGACGACGCCGCAACTGTTGTTGCCTGCGGGATTGTTGGAATAGCTTCTACGACCTGCTGAATTAAAGGTTTTACTTCTTCGACTTCAGCTGGTGCAGGGGGGTTAGGCTCAATCCTTGGAATTTTTACTTTCGGCGTTGGTGGTGGCTCTGGTGGGTTTTGTTTTGGCGGTATAACTTTTGGCGGCTGAACCTCTGGCTCAAAATCCAACGGACTAAAAGCAGGCAGGTTGATTACCGGCACACCAATTTCAAGTGTTACCGGTGGGACATCAGGAACTGATGGTGGAGCGTTTAACCAATCGCGAATTTCTGGAACGTCTACGTCATTGATTCCAATGTCGTTTATTTCAGCCACTCAATCAGAATGGCGATTTGATGCCGCCTGGAACTGCTGGTCCAGTGCTTGTCGGTAGTTCAGGCATGACATCATCGATTTTGCCCGGCACCATGTCAGTCACTAACTGAGTCAGCTCTAGCTTTAGCTCACTCATGTAGTGCTTGGTGATTGATGGGATGCGCGTGTAAAGCATCGTTGATCCAATCAATACGCCAACTGAAATCGTGAACGACGCAACAGACAGGCCGTTGAAAATAGGTTGCATAATCGGATGTGCAAAGAAAACCCCTTCCCTGGTGTGAGAACAGGAAAGGGGTAAGGCGTCTCCCTATTGGAGACTAGCTCAGAAGCTGTACTTAGCTCCCACCTTCATGCCATAGCCTGCATCAACGTCTTCATACTTAGCGAACGAAATTTCGCCGTACATGTCAACGTTGTCTGAAACAGCAGCGGACAAACCGGTTTTGCCGGAGAATCCAACTTCAGCATCAACGCCATCGACCGCCAAAACTGATGGACCACCCTGGACGTAGAACGCACCAGACTCATATCCAACGTGAGCGTCAAGCACTCCAGCGGTGAAATCACTGCCAACCCAGCCAGCGTTGTACTCAGGATTCAGGTAAAAACCTTCTGCTTGGGCAGGAGATGCCAGCACAGCAGCGCCAACGACGGCAGAACTCACAATCAATGCTTTGATCATTTTGGGAAGAGAAAACGTTTTCCGTAGGTACTTTAACTGGGCTAGTCAATGGACGGTTTTGAAGGTGGCCTAACGGATCA